TGCGTTGTTTTTCTTCGCTGCGTTGTTTTTCTTCGCTGCGTTGTTTTTCTTCGCTGCGTGGATGAGTGCCACTGTGATTTTCTTCACCGTGTTGCTTTTCTTTTGTTCTCAATAATTCTCTATGTAGCGGCAAATTATTAATTCTCTCTTTGGTATTATCACTTATTTTTTGTTCTACAATTCCTTCGAATATTTCCAATCCCTTTAAAAAGTCATTTTCGCATGTAATATATAAATTAATTATTATATTACGGGTATCTTCCACAACAGTTTGTAATGACTTTTCTGTTAATTCAGGATTAATTAATATCATTTTTGTTACTTTTTTTGCATCATCTTCTATATTTACAAATACAAATAATTTATCTATTACTGAAAGTAATTTATCTTGATTTTTTTTTGTATTTTCCATCATTGCTTTAATATGTTTAGCATACTTAAAGAACAACTCATTTTTATAATCATCTTTATATTTTTGTAAATATTCGCCCTTATCACTCTTCGAACAACCTTCCTTTTTATGATGTTCGCGCAATTTTATATCGCTAAATTTAGTAATCTTTTTATCGTCAAATGGTTCATTATTATCTGAAAATGCTTCATAGAATATTTTTAAATCACGCTGATATTGTTTTTTCATATTATCAGACATACCATTATATCCTCCTGTATCATAATTATATTTATCGTTATATAATTGTTCTAATTCAACCATACCAGGTTCACTATGTAAATCACTATTACTTTCTTGTGCATTGAACCCACAATAATCTGGGTTAACTGTAATTTCTTTATTTAAATCGCCAGTATCATATTTATTATTATTAACCAACGCATCTAAACGTTTGCTACACAAAGTAATAGACGACATATTCATTTTCATATTTAATTTGTCATCTTTATCCTTGTCAGGTAACGTGTGTTTTTCAGTTATATCAACTTCTTTTGTTTGTCCAGCATTATCAGAATAAGAAATTGTAGGATTAATTGTTTTCATAATACACGCAAATATATGCGCAACTTTTACATAAAATTTAGCTATACCAACACACAATCTGCGTTTTTGTGTATCATTTTTAACATCTAATTTAGGAATATTATCTTTTTTTAGGTAAATAACCTTATCTTTAGTCATAATATCAACTACCTTACCTTCTTTGATGTGTTGAGATAAATATTCTATATCTAAGTCGTTTAAATTTTCTTCAATGATTCGTGACGTTAAGATTACTAAATTATTACAATAATTTACATCATTTAAATTTTGCATATCTTGAAAATTGCTTGTAAATATATAATTAGATGCAATATGGTTGACAATATTATATATATCACTTTCATCTTTCTTTGGATTAGTTGATTGAGTATTACCCATTATGTAAATTATAAATAAAATAAAATTGAATTAGAAATATATTACTATTATTTTAATTAATGGCTGATAAAACTAAAAAAATTAAGAAGAAAATAAATAAAAATCAGCTATGGAATAGTTTTAAGAATGAAATAAATAAAAATGACATAGAATGTCTGTATTCTATTGATAAACCCCAAGATATTTGTCATTGTTGTGAAAGCATTCTAATGATAAACGACGAAGGATTTTTAAATTGTTCTAATAAATCTTGTGGGATTGTTTATAAAGATATTATAGACCATTCAGCAGAATGGCGATATTATGGTGCAGATGATTCAAATATATGTGACCCCACGCGCGCCGGGCCTCCTATTAACCCATTGTTAAGAGAATCGTCATTTGGATGTAAAGTAATGTGTAATACTATTGCCTCTTATGAAATGAGGAAAATTAAAAGATATTCTGAATGGCAGTCCATGCCTTATAAAGAAAAATCACAATATGACGAGTTTCAAAGAATTACATTACTAGCAACACAAGGTGGTATTCCGAAAATAATTATTGACGATGCTTTGAAATATCATAAACTTATTACCGAAAAGAAAACATTTAGGGGTCTTAATCGAGATGGTATAATTGCCGCTTCCATTTATATTTCGTCAAGGATAAATGATTACCCGCGAACAATAAAAGAAATAGCTACTATATTTCATCTAGATAATACAAGTGCAACACGTGGCTGTAAGAATGCTATATCTATTATTAATGATTCTGAATTCGATTTTAATAACGAAGACAAAACATTGTTATGTAACACAACACCATCTTCATTTATTGAACGTTACTGTAGCAAATTAAACATTAATAACGAATTAACGAAATTAGCAAGTTTTATAGCTATTAGAATTGTTAATAATAATCTTATACCAGAAAATACACCCCATTCAATTGCAGCGGGTATTGTTTATTTTGTATCACAAGAATGCAACCTTAATGTTAGCAAACAAAACATAAATTCTATTAGTGGTATTAGTGAAGTAACTATTAATAAATGTTATAAAAAACTTCTTACAATGAAAGATGTATTAATCCCCAAAATTATTTTAGATAAGTATAACTACTAAAAATTAATAATATTAAAATCCCATTTGTCTCATTATTAAAGTATTAATATTATTAATTTTGTTAAATTTGTTATATTTTTTAACTAGATATTATAATGGACATTCCAGAAAGAATATTTATTGTTCCTTATAGAGAGAGAGCAGCTTTTAAAAATATATTAATCGAAAAATTATCAACCTATTTAGAAGATGAAAACAATTGGGAAATTTATTTTTCTCATCAGAACGACACTAGACCTTTTAATAGAGGAGCGACGAAAAATATTGGTTTTTTAGCTATGAAAACAAAGTATCCAAATCATTATAAAGATATTACTTTTATATTTCACGATGTTGATACCTATCCAAAAGAAAAAGGGTTAATTGATTATAATACTACAGATGGTGTCGTGAAACATTTTTATGGATACGAATTTGCTCTAGGAGGTATATTTGCAATAAAAGGTAAAGATTTTGAAAAAGTAAAAGGTTTTCCTAATTTTTGGGGATGGGGTTTTGAAGACAATGTCATTCAAAATAAATGTAACAATAATAATATAAAAATAGATAGAACCAATTTTTTTAAAATTGGTCATGAAAAAATATATCAAGACAATAGTGATATTTATAGATTAGTTTCTAAAGGCGACGTAACAACTTATAAATACAAGGATTATGACGATTTTACATTTATTAAAAATATTAATTATGAAATAAAAGACAATATGATAAATATTAATAGCTTTGAAGTAAAACAGAAAATAGAAGATCAAGATTTTTATATGCGAAATCAAGCAACATCAGGAACTAAAATGTACGCTTCACCTGGGTATAGACGTAAAAATTGGTCTATGAATAGAATATTTAATTAAAATAATTAATATGAATTTATATTATCTTATTAATTGATATTAAATATATTAGATAAGTTATATCTAATATGTCTAATGTGGTTTTTCCTACACAAAAACAAATACCTACCGAACAAGCTGTTTTAACAAATTTTCGTCAACCAGATGTAGTTGAATTTCATGATACTATAAATAAATGGTTATCAGACCCAAAAGAATCGTTTTTCAAGTTATCTAATAATGTAAGATTAAGTGAATATAATTTATATAACTCGAAAAAAACCGAACCAACAGAAAATGTGCCCGGAAAGATTATTTTAATTCAACAATTTTTTATTCCGAAAGATAAATCTAGATTAAATGAACTACAACAAACATTGAAATGTAATTGTCACAATGAAAGTATTGATAAAATTGTTTTACTGAATGAACAAATATATACCAATGAAGAACTAGGCACAGCTGACACTAAAATAGAGCAAATAAATATTTCAAAGCGTCTTACCTATAAGGACGTATTCGAGTATTCAAACAAATTAGAGGAAGACACATATATTGTTTTGGCAAATACAGATATTTTTTTTGATGCTTCAATTAAACGCGTGCGAGAAAGTGGACTTACAACTAATAAAAAAGCTTACACACTTCTCCGCCACGAATATGACCGCCCATCACTTAAAGAATGTAAATTGTTTGGTCCACGTTGTGAGAGCCAAGATTCGTGGATCTGGAATTCAAAATGGAAAATTCCAGATAATTTACTTAAAATTTTCAATGTTGAATTAGGATTGCCAGGATGTGATAACAGAATTATTTACCTTTTAATTATATCAGGTTTTATGTGCTACAATGAACCAACGTGGATAAAATGCTTCCACTATCATCTAACAAATATACGCGGATATGCTAATAAAAAGGAAAAAGCACCACAGCCTTACTATGGTATTTATCCTTATATTGAAAATGGAGAAAAACCGGATGATTATCATAGTTTTGAACCCATTCAAGAAAATATTAATTTAAAAAAATATCTAGATGATAAAATTAATAAAAATGAAAATTTCATTATTCCTCGAATGGCAGGAATCGAAAATGAAATTACTTTAATTGGTGCCACCATTATTCAAAATAAATCTGCTTCCAATGAACAAATTGAACGTATTAAAAAAATGGTTCCTGTATTAAAAAATAATGCAGGCGTATTATTACAAGATGTAAATTCTATATGTAACTACGCTAATTTATATTTGAGTGCGTTTAGTAAATGCGACAGATATTTTTGGTGGGCTCCTTGGGGAAATGTAGCGGTCCATATTGCTACTTCGTGGGATTTTATAGTAAATAATTTTAAATGCAAAAAGTTTGACGCTCTTTCTCTCGATATATTTAATAATATTCACAACAACCCATGGACATTAGCATTAAAAGGTAAACGAATTCTTATTATTAGTAGTTTTATTGAAAGCATTAAAGAAAAAATAGCTATTAGAGAGAAAATATATGGTATTGATTTATTTCCTGATTGTGAATTCGTTTTCTTAAAACCACCACAAACTCATGGAAATAACGAATCGCGCAAATTTGAAATTGAATATGGCGAATTTCTCGATAAAATTAATGATATTAAGGATACTTTTGACATTGCGTTGTGTTCTTGCGGTGGATATGGAAATCCTATCTGTTCCGAAATATACGATATGGGTAAATCGGCTATTTACGTAGGTGGTGTTTTACAGATGTATTTTGGAATATATGGCGAACGTTGGATGAGAGAACGACCAGATATATTACGTGTCTATATGAACGAACACTGGTCTCGGCCAAAAGAAAGTGAAAAACCTACTAACCACAAAACAGTAGAAAATAATTGCTATTGGTAATAATATATTGAAAATTATATTAATATATTATTTTGTTATTTTCAGTTATTTTACATTTTTAATACTCGTACTTCTTCTTCTAACTTTTCTACCTTTGTATACAAATCTTTTATACACTCTATCAATATTGGTGTTATTTTTTCATATCTTACTGCTTTATATTTTCCTATACCATTTTTTATAATTTCTGGTATATATTCTTCCACTTCTTGAGCAATTACACCTAATTCAACTTTGCTTAAATCCACATTTGAATTAATATTTTTCGCTTCATCATTCCAGTTAAATCTAACACCCCTTATATTCTTTATTATATTCTCATAATTACTAATATCATATATATTCTTCTTCAATCTTTCATCAGAACTACTGAAAAAAGCTGTAATATCCCCAACAGCAGTAATACTCCCACTTGCGTCTATATCATGAAACGATACATCTTGACCAGGTGATATACCACCACCACCACCAGCACCAGAATCAACAGATAATGATAAATCATATAACATTCCTGCAAGGAATGTAATTGCTGCCGAATTAATAGATATATCCTCGCTACTTCCACCACCACCTGCACCAGCATCAACAGCAAACGATAAATCTTCTACTCTAGATAAATCTGCTAACTGCACCCAATTGCCTGCATGTGAAAAATATGCACCAGCTGTGCTGTGAACGTGAGCAAACATTCCGTGATATGTATTTGCATTAGGTAAGTCGGTTGGCAATAGATACATATTTGAGTATAATATATCACTTGGACAGTTCAATCGCATTTTTCCTGTGGTGGCGTTCTTGTCAAAGTATATTTGCTCTGCCGCTTGTTCACATCCTTCAATACCGAAATACATTTTACCACCGGATGCTTGTGCTCTGTAACCGATTGCAACTGAATAATTGCCGGACGCGGTATTATTATACCCGACCGCAGTTGAACTAGTGCCGGACGCGGCATTACTATTCCCGACCGCAGTTGAACTCTCGTGGGACGCGGTATTACTCCGCCCGAACGCACTTGAACTATTGCCGGACGCGGTATTATTCCGCCCGACCGCAGTTGAATTAGTGTTGGACGCGGTATTACTATTCCCGACCGCAATTGAACTCTCGTGGGACGCGTTATTAAAATACCCGACCGCAGTTGAATATTCGCCGCTCGCGTCATTATAAAACCCGACCGCACTTGAATAGGTGCCG